TTGCCTCCAGGATCGAAAGCCAATATGGCCGGCAACTTAACCATGTAAGCCCTTTCAACTTTGCCCCTGTGGCGGTGTGCACAAAGCACAGAGGCGAGATTGATAAATTTGAATCAACACATAACCTTCTTAGAATCGAGTTAGACTTTAACGGTCACGCTAGCTATAGAAAGCCGTTTAACCTATAACGTCCTTTTGTCTAACAAAAGTCTAACTTGGTCTATTCTATAGTCTAAGCTACTTGCTAGCTAAGAGTTTTTGAGTTGGCGCTCCAGGGCAACTACTTGCGCTTGGAGTTCCCTGATCTTGGCTTTGTGTTTGGCGATTTGCTTACGAATGCTTGCTGCGCGCTTGGTGATAACTATAATGTTACTGGGGTCAAGGTTTGTACGATTACCATCTACAAACGAAACACGTTCATTCTCTGCTAGCGGCCTGCCAAGTTTTTCTTCTGCAACCAACCTGTGTGTTAGGACCCAACCGGTCTCTGTACGTGTGTAGTGGTAGTTGTTCTTCGAGACCATAGTCTCGCCAACGATCGATTTAGTTCCCCTAGCCATTGATGAGCTCCAGGTGGTGCTCTAAGTGAGGACACTTACGTGCTTCTTCAACTATGGCATTGAGTCGCCCCACCTCGTAGACTAGCTCTTCGGTCACAAGACGGCTTGCAAGCATTTTAGCCAATTCAGCCTTGGCCTCCTCAAGGGTGTCTCCAGGACCGGCAATTATTTCGTCTGCTATGAAGTAGTCAGCCTTCAGGACGACCATAGCAGTTACGACAATACCGTTTCTTGCGACGTCTTGGCGTGTCTGGAAGCCGATCGTTTTAGCAACCTCTGCCTCAGTAGGATAACTACTCTCCATACTTTACCCACCCACCTTCCCTGAGAAGAGGTTCGGGATCGCCTTCAGATTCAGCATGCCATGTGTGGTAGTCAATTGGTTGCCCTAATGGGACGCTGCTTGGATCTACGAGCATTGAGTACAACTCAATATGCCAGCTGCCGTCTGCGTGCATGTAACGGCGTTTGACTTTCCACTGTGGACCTTCTGCAGAATCGCCATCCGTTGGCCAAATAATAACCCCATCGGCATCTGGTAACGGGATGTTATCAGTCGTGACCTCTTTGAACCAGAGATCATTAACGTAGGCTTGTGGGTCACCATACCCCCTACGAACTGACAACCACAAGATAATTCTTACGCGCCTGCCCTCTAGTGCCTTGAGTTCCCTCTCGCACTGCAGGAGTTCCTCGAAGCGTTCAGGTGACAGTGCTACACTATTCGGGTCATATTGAAATGGTGCTGCCATTAGTACTCCTGAGGGTCAGGCATGTAAGGTACTACGAGTGCCGTTGTTACGTAGTCGCCAGTTGGAAACGTAGTGTCACCTTCCTTGAACCTTCGAAGAATAACCCTGTGCTTCTGTTTGCAGTCGTCCTTTCGGATGGCTACTACCCTTGCCCATCTCCTGTAAGGTTCCATAGGGTGGCCGACATGATCGCCCAGTTCGATTATATCTCCAGGCTTTTTCACTTTTCCCATTTGGCCTTGAGCTCCTTTATAACACCTCGTACGGCTTGGCTGGATGGTTGCAGTGATAGTTGCAGCTTGCCATCGAGGAACTCGTAGTCCTTTTCGAGTTGCCTCTTGGTTGGCTTTCTCTCGTGCCAAAGTTGTAAACTTTTATTACCACAGGTTGACTTGACTATCCAACGATTGCCGAACTTGAAACACTCATGAATGATATCCATTGACCTCTACCACTTAAAGGGGATAAAAAGTTTGTGAGTCGCAATAACATTGCGGTCCGCTAGTTGTGGTAACCCTTTGCTGTTTGGGGCTTCTATTTCCAAATAGACACCGTTGGTCTTGAACTCCAAACTTATGATAGGACGCTTGTCCGTATCGATTCCTATTTCCTTCAAAAGACGTGTAAAGGCATAACCGTCTATGCTGTCTGGAAGGTCTTCAAACTGAATCACAGGTCACCCCAAGTTTTGCCAATACTAATGTCAGTTGGGAACGGTACGTAGTCGGTAAACTCTTTGCCCTTTGCCAGCATTACTTCCTGCATCATCGCCCCGACTTGGTCGGCCCTGGACTCATGGCATTCCGTAACGATCGCATCATGGATGGTGAGGCGAATGAAGCCAAGACCTCTAAGCATTGGCCGCAGATCTGTAAGGGCCGCCACGCAGATGTCGGATGCAGTACTTTGCGGCAGGTATGACAGAGCCTCATTGAAGACCTCTTTTTTGTTCTGCTCCGTAATAAGCCAGAACCTTCTGCGGCGGCCAAAAGGTGTGACAAGGTCAGCACCTGAGAGCACCCTCTTCCTTACATCCATTTGCCATTGTGCGGTTGCAGGAATAAGATCCATGAATTCGTTGTAGCGCCTGTTAGCCTCCGCCACAGACATGTTGAACTCTAGCCCGATCGAGTAGGGTTCCCTACCGTACCCGATGCCGTACACGAAGGCCTTGGTTCTGATGTAGTCCTCTTTGGTCCAGTTGTCTTTGCCATAGAGCTGATCTGACAACTCGTTGAAGAACTTGTACTTAGGATCTGGGTTGCTTAGGAGGTCCCTGAGGTATTCGTCTCGGGCCAAAGTCGCAATGACTCGGAGTTCCGCATTCCGGTAGTCGCATTGTATGAGTACGTTGTCAGGCTTGCTGACACTAAATTGCCGTCGGATGTCCTTGTCACGTACAATGTTTTGGAGATTTGGATTGCGAGACGCAAGCCGTCCGGATGTTGTTCCATGGAGCAAGTATGTTGTATAAACGCGTCCGCGATAAATACGTTTTCTAATTCCATCGACGTATGTACTATATAGTTTCTGTTGTCGACGGTGAATGAGGAGAGTCCTGATGAAACGGGCGACGGTAGGTGTTGGACTAGATCTCTCAAGGATTCCGGTGAGTGTGTCCTCGTTTGTAGTATCAGTCCTAATTCCTTGACTTTCAAGGTACTCCTTTACTTGCTTCGGGGACCGTGGATTAAATGCTTTAAGTTGAGCTGGCTCAACGTCTGCACTTACTATCTCATCCAGTTCTGCCTCGATCTTCTCCAAACGTCCTGAGAAGATTCCACGTAGTTCATTTTGATGTACCTTGTCAATGGTAATGCCGTTAAGTTCAAGGTACATCAATTGATTCGAAGCTGCAACCATGAAGTCGTGTACGTCACGAAGTGACTTGGGGGCCAACCAATCGTATGGCCACTCTTGCGGAGTATAGGTTGTTTCGAGTTGTGGCTTGAATAGTTCGTACAATTCCCAAGTGCATGCTACGTCGTAGGCATTGTACTTGTATAGCAGTCCGCGAGGTATGTTGGCATAGTTGCCTTTCTTGGGAACGTACTGTTGAATCTCGAGGTCGTATTGTGGGGCTCCAAGCTTCTCCACCGCCAAGACCTTAAGCCCGTGATTGCCGGGTCGTTCATCAAGGCAGTACGAGGCGAGCATTGTGTCGAACCACAGTTGCAGATTTCCCAGTGTCGGGTAAAGCCCGGCCAGATCGAATTTGCCATTGTGAGCAATGATTCGAACGTTCTGTAGGAGTTCCCGGAGACTATTAATAACTCCCTTATCGCTGAGTGCAGTAGTACCAATGACCACGGCGGATCCTCGTTCATAACCGAGGCCCACGCATAAGAGATCGTACTCATTTGGGTGACCGAAGGCAAAATCTTTCTCGATGCCCACCTCGATGTCGACAACAATTTCGCTAAATCGATTTCGGATCTCTGTGATAACGCGTCTTGCCTCCACAGGATCGTCAAAGTATTTCCATCTTGGAGGAGTCCATGCATCTGTATTAGTACTCCTTAACTTGGCAACATCCCCGACAAGCGCAGGGAATGCATCTGCATTTCGTAGGCAATATGCTGGGTGCCAGGTTGGGACAACGCGCTCGATAGGTGAATCTGGACCGAGGGCTGCGGTAGGAGACTTTGCAGGACCGACTCGAAGGTTTGTAATAGTCCTGGCATCATCAATGAGAGCAGAAGCAGCTGTACCACCAAGTGCAAGTACATCAGCTGCTCCAGAAGTTCGTAGCTCGTGAAGTAGCCTAGGACGGCAAGCAGCGATAGCAGCCTTAGTCGGTGTAGCATTACCTTTAGGACGACAGAGACAAACATTGGTCAACATCACCTCATCTCGCGCGTAGCCGTAGTGATTGAGAACCTTGTTCAATAGTTGTCCGGAGGGGCCCGAGAAGGGCTCCCCCTTCGTCGTCTCATAGAAGCCCGGAGCTTCTCCTACCACAACCAGCCGCGCGTCAGCCTCCCTGGAGGGCTTCGTCGGAACGAATGCAGTCTCAGGAGTATTGAGCGGGCAGCTCTCGCATTCAGCTAACGGGTGCCGTCGTTCCAATTTTGGCACCTGCCCATTCCATGAACGTCTGAATGTTGTCACGGAGCAGATTGGCCGGAACGTCTCGTGACCAATCCATGGTGAAGAATCGCGGATGTCTGGTGAAGGTCTTTGTCGTAGTGCTCAACCTAGTATTCTGAATTGTGTAGGTGAATGGAAGTGATGAATCCACAGAACGAATGTGGGGTGCATAGGTTGCAGCGGACTTGATCTCATGTAGCCACCTAGGGTTAGTACCCAACAGGTGGAT